TTTAACCATTCCTGCCAGTGTTTCCGTTCGTGGAGCAAATTCCACGGGAACTATCATTCAAATGGCAAATGTAACAACTTCAGTTGATATGATTACCATGAATTCAAATACTCGTCTTGAAGATCTAACATTCAACTTAACAACATCTAGTACTCCTTTTGATTCCACGTACAATCTAATCAAGTGTACAAATGGCAACAGCGCAAGTGTTAAAATTCGAACATGTGTTGTAAATGTTTTCAATTACAATCCCTCTGGAAGTGCGGCATGTTTTATGTCTACAGGAGACTCTGCGAGTGTATCAAACGTCATGGGGGCAGATACCTTCCGAGGAGTAACACTTAATATGACCGCAAGCGGTCAACGAACGGGCTATTCTGAGTGTATACGAGTTTCTGGCGCCAATCGTGTGTCTACACGCGACGCTGGTATTTTTCTCACCGGAACAAACTGCAGTGGGGCAACATTGATATGTGTAGAAACTGCCTCTGCGGGCGTGGCAGATTTAAGATCATCTTTAATGAGTGCTTCAGGTACATCACTAACAAATTGCTCTCTTGCTGAAATTTCACAAACAAATGCCACCTCGCAAATCATACTTTCATATTCGAGAATTCAAAATCATCTTACAAATGGAAAAGGTTTCGCGCTAGAACAAGCTCCTTCTTATCTAAATTATTCTTTGTTTGGTAGTGGCATAGGCGGTAATACATTTTCTAATCAACTTAAAAATAAAGCCTACATCATGTTGCCGGGCAATACTTTAATTACAGGTGCACTTTTGAGTGTATCCGATGTCGTGGGAACATTAATAGAACAAGACCAAGTATTAACGCAGGTATCATTTGTGGCCAATACAAGTGTAAGTGCACCGGTGACGGCATTGGTATACCCAGATACTACATTAACAAACCCTATGTTTTCTCTAACATTAAGTGGAAGTGCATCTAATATAAGCAATACTTCAAATACATTTAAAATGACACAAGGTCAACAACTTGTGGTTCAGATATCTGGTTCGTCACCCGGAGACTACAATTCAAACTTAAAATCCTTACAGGTTAACATTGGTCAATTTTAAGAATTACCATAAACTAATGATATCAGATTCAAGAAGTATCGTAGACTTTCAGCAGTTTACATTTTCAGGGCATTCCAGGAAACTAGCCAACAAATCACTCTTAGAAAGTATTCAATTGGGTCATGCAGATTATGCATGTTATTGGTCATTAGAATTATTGTGTTCGGGCTTGGTTCATTCGTTGTGGTCAACCTTTTTTGAAAGTGCATCTCTTTACATTCATAGAAGCTGTCCAAATATATTTCCTTATTTAGTTTCACAATATGAAAGATTTGCTACGATAGAACAGGCATATCCAATCATGCTCATTACAGAAATTCGCAATAGAGAAGATGCCCGAATAATTGTAGTTGAAACGGCGACGGCACTTTCTAATGCAAAGAAGCAGAAAACAATAAGTCTTCCAAAAATCAAACCAGAACATGATTTTGAACCTCAAGTCATACGCGAAAATATACGAGCACCTTCTCAGAGTATTCTTCATGAATTTATGAAAGCAGACGACCCACTTGAGCTTTCAATTCCTTTTAATGAATTCTGTTTTTCAATACAAAACAAGGATACACTAAAGGCTATTTATTGGCTTTCTTGGATACTCAAATATGCAAGTCATCAAAAAAAGACAACAAAAACAACTATTAATTGTGCAGAGCGCCGAAGTCCTTACATAGAAAACAAACATTCTAAAAATTTAATATGGATGTTCTGGGATGTTTTATCCAAACAGAAAAATACATACATTGAAAGTCTTTTGAAATTATATTGCTTGAGATGGGAGCCAAGTAAAATGAAGGAGCGTAAAACATTCTTAATAACTGCTATACTTTTTGCTACAGAGGCACTTGATACCAGTGAACCGGCAAAGAAAAATGAACTTGGAATTGGAATGATGCTTCAAAAAATACCCGACTTTATTGAAACCATACAAAATACAAAAAATACCTTTACAACAAGATAAATGGCGGTCACTGATTTACAAAAGCTACAGATCTCTGCATTCCAGGGTTTGTTGTTTTATGTCCTTGCAAATCCTATAACGTACTCTATTGTAGACGGATTATTTTCATCAATAACTGGCACGTATTCAAATTGGAAGATTGCACACGGAGGCAATCCAACTGGATTTGGTCTACTTGTACATTCTGTGGTATTCTTTGCAGTGACACTAGGTCTTATGTACATTTAATTCATAAATTAACCACCCGGGCCTAGTTGGAATTTCTTCGTATAACTTTTTCAAGCATTCCATGTCTTGCGGATCATCGCCGGGAAAATCCATCTTCAAAGTTCCAATGAGTATTTTTTCTGTTCCTGGATGAAATTCCAGAAAGAATACAACGCCATCGCACCCAAAGTACAAACGAGGCAAACAACCATATGGTATGAGATTTTTGCCTAGTTCTTTGAGTGCGATAATCCGATCGTCTACCAGGTATCCATAAAGTTTGCTATCATCCAACCTATGTGCGTATTCTTCCATGTCTTGAATATCTCGGTTATCAAATGCATCATTTAGCATCCAATCTCCACGAAGTTTACTTCGGTCTATGCCATCCCAGTTAATTCTGCAGTTCTTGACATTATTCATCGTTGCAATCACACGACTATAGACTCCCATTTTTAGTGTTCTTTAAACATACTATAAAATAATTCGTTTTGAGAAAAAACGGATCTAACACAATGGTTTCAAATATATAACAGAAAATGTCGTATATTATATTTGTAGACACTGAGACAACGGGTCTTCCGGTGAGAGGCGTATATCCAGACATTGTAAGCATTGCTTGGATATGTGCAACACCAGATGGAAAAATGATCAAGTGCTATTACAGCATCATTAAGCCTTATTATGGTAGAATACCCGAAGAAAGTCAAAGAATTCATGGTATTCGGAACGAATTTGCCGATACACATGGTGAAGAAATTGAAAATGTTATGAAGCAGTTTGTAAAGGACGCAAGTTCGGCAAGTCAAATTGTAGCACATAATATTGCTTTTGATTTGAATGTCATTGCGAAGGCTCTAGTAAATTGTAAGCTTCATTTGAATAGCCCACCAACATTTTGTACGATGGAGCTAGGCAAATTTCATACCAAGATACCTGGAATTGAACGTGGAAAATATAGATGCCCTCGACTGGGAGTTCTTTATAAACATTTCTTTGGAGAAGAGCCAAGCATGGAACTTCATAACGCATTAAATGATGCAAGTGTATGTATGAAAATTTACTTCAAGATGGTTGATTTACCCGCAATTCCTGTATTAAGTAATAATGTTCTCCTTCCGCCGATTTCGGCTCCAAAAACTATCCGACTTGACCTCTCAGAAACCAATTAAAACATATTCTACAACGTTTCTGTGGAGTGGTCGTACCTGTATAAACACATATGAAAAAAAGGCATATCAATTTTTTCCTTGTGATGGCATGATTGAGCGTCGTGAAGTTCCGTATCCTCAAAATTTGACATCAATTGATTACAAGGAAAAAGTAGACATTCAAATTTTTAATGAAAAGGTTCACTCGGAAAATAATGACCTTTTCGTTTGTGTTGATTAGTTAATGGAGTTTGGAGATATTGTATATCTTGCGTTTGCCACATTAATGGTAATCGTTCTTCTACATATTAGTGTTTTCTGGGTTTCAAGAATTATTCAACCGCCCAAGCCTAAAATTGTATACGTACAATCGCCACCGCCCGTTTTAAGAGAGGCCCCTCCATCTATACAAGTGCCCACGTATGAAACAGCCCCTGCAGCGCCTGCAGGTTCTACACCACTGGCACAGCTCCCTCCACCTATCGAAACGAAAGCAAGTAAGTGATCAAACTATTAAGGTACCGCAATCAAATGGCGTCCCAGGGTGGCTTTGTTTGACCAGAGATGAAACAGGGTCTCCTATTTCATTTTTAGTCCCTCGGCGTGAGAATCCAATTCCAATTCAAGTATCGTTGGTTTGGGATTTTAGATGTTTTGAAGATACAATTTTGCGTGTAGAATATACTCCACAAGTAATTTATATTGCTGATGTATTCATTTGGAATTCTGTGAACCTTTTTTATCGTCATAATTTCCAATGGAGACAGGACTTTTTGAAGAAGGTTATTCCACTGACATACCAAAATGTTCCTGAATTTCAATCTAGAGAAGTAAAATTTCGTGAAGACGTTCAAGAAATACGAGGATATGAATATTATTCAGATCGGTCAGGAGACATTGGTGCATTTGTAGATGATTTATATGAAATCAAGCGAACAGACATCCCAGATGTTTACAAGGTGTCAGCAGGTGGATACCTACGAGTAAGAACGATATCTTTGAGTAGGGCACTACGTAAGCTTGGCGATACGTTTAACTTGCAATGTACGCCAAATGAAGACGGGACTTGGAATCCAATATTATCTTATAATGAATACAAATGGCGAAACGCGGTACCCGAACACATACCAAAGGAACTCAACGTGGAAGAGGCTATGGCTTTGGCGGTTCGTTGCTAGGCCCCAGTGTATCAAACGGCGGAAACCCAATGTGGACAAACACGGGAGGCGAATGTGGTGTTCCTCGTCCTGGTGATTTTGCTGGTGGTCGTCGGCGTAGAAAGCAAAGAAGGACACGCAGAAGAATGCGAGGAGGCAAGCTGGCACTTATTTCTCCACTTGTTGGATATGGTTACACTGGAACCGGAATAGCGGGACTTACAGACCCCACGCCGTATAATGGAGGCGCAACTCCAGTTTAATTCTTTTTATTACAATAATGAAGTTCAAGACCGATACGTTGGTTGCTGTGGTTCTTTTACTTGCTTCAGTTGTATTTTTAGTCCAGCGTAAACTGGGCTATCTTGCAGTGTGGTTATTATTAATCACAGGTGTTATTGGATATGGTGTCAGAATGCCCTTGACATTTTCAGTAATTCTAGGAATAATCTCGGTCATTGGTGTTGTGTTAATAACTGGCGAAGCCCTGCGTGAACAATATGAAAACCCTTCCAAGTCAGACGAAAAGAAAGAAAAAGAACCAGAGGCTCATTCAGCAGAGCCAGAAGAACATCACATAGATGCCGGAACAACTATTTTACATGCATTTCAAAAATTGAATCCTCAACAAGTTCTGCAAATGAGAGATGATACCAAAGAGCTAATGGAAACCCAAAAACAGCTCGTTGAAACCCTCGCAAGTCTAGGTCCTCAAATCAAACAGGGCGCACAACTTGTACAAAGCTTTCAAACCATGTTTGGAGGCAACCTCTCGGACATGATAAAAGCACCCGCCGCATAACGAAATAATTGATGCCTGGGGTCCTTGGAACGTATGACATAATGAAAGTCTTTGCACAATATCTTCCATACCAAGATCGTT